ATTGTGGTTTAGTTAAGTTTTGGAACTCATCAACAATAACACAGGCGTTATCAAATGTTCTACCTCTGAAGTGAGCTAAGGATACAAGCTCTATCTCCTCTTGCTCTACCATCTTTTGAATCTTCTCAGGCTTATTATAAACCTTACGCATATTCGACATGATAGGTACAAGCCAAGGCTCTAGCTTATCTTTCTCATCACCTGGCAAGAAGCCATTATCCTCTGTAGCTACAGTAGGTCGTGTAATTATAATCTTATTGTACTCACGCTTGAAGAACATATCAAGTGCTATCTGTACAGCAAGTAGAGTCTTACCAGAACCAGCTCTACCCACAATAAAATTAAAGGCATGACCTAGTATCTGTTGCTTAGCTATCTTCTGCTCATCGGATAGGGTTATATTAAATTTAATATTTCCCTTAGGGGTTTTCTTTTGTTTATTATCCATTACGAACCACAGGCTTCACAGTCTTCATCATCTATACTGCATGCTTCAGGCTGGTCTTTCTCAGTTAAATCTACTATCCAAGAATCTAGAATGTCTTGCTTAGATTTCTCTGCTCTCTTTGCAGAGTCTATAATGAAATCGTCTTTCTTGTTATTGCTCATGGTTTTTATTTTTTAAAATTACCCCTGCTCAGTATAGATTCTATTGTCGCATCAACTTCCTTTTGGTTCGATGGTATGTATATATCTAATTGCTTGTTCTCATCTTGAAGGTGCTTCAAAAACAATTTGAATCTCATACTAAACACTGGGGTTCTTAATCCTTTTGTTTCTATTATAAATCCTGCATCTAAGTTTATGAAGTCAGGTGTGTAAGATATGTTTCTTATATTACCAGTCATCTGCTTAAATACTTTCTTTCCTTTTGTCTTACCCTTATCCATAAGGAGACCCTCGAACTTGAATTTCTCTACAAGCTCGAAGGTCTTGCCCTCATACTCATGGGGGATTTTAGCTTTATTAAGTTGTCGATAACAGTACAACTCTAGCCCTGAGGCAAACGTTATACCATCTTCTGTATGCTTCTTAGCCTTAGTTATTTTCTTTCCTTTACGTCTCTTATATTGCATACACTAATGTACAATATAATTAAAAAGATTCCCAGTCAGCTTTAGGTATTTTTCTAAGAGTGAAGTGTTGCTTGTAATCCTTCATTGGCAGTAGGATTATCTCAGCTTCTTTATCATCTCCTCCATAAACAATTTTTAAAGACTCATAATTATCCTTTAATATTTGTCTTAATAATGACATCTCTATAAAGAAAAGATACACATACTTATCATCAAGGTTAGTGTAGTTATATATAAATATATCTGCTTCACTCTTTGATATGCCAGATGATTTACCAGCATCTCTAATTTCTAGAGCCATGTTACCAGTGTTCTTATACCTATCGCTTTTGATTTCAAAGCTCAAGGTCTTACCATCCTTAGTACCTTTGATGTCCCACTTGTAATCCTTATTGAAGGATAGGTTACTTAAACCGTTGAGCATCATGTACATACCTATGATGTGTTCCCACTTCTCACCCCATGATAAGTCTCCTTTAAAATTATCCCTTGACATACTTGAAACTTTCTGGTAGCTCAGTGCAGTCCCCTATGATTTCATCCTTCCACTTTTCTTTCTTCTCCTCCATAGCTACCTGCAATAATATTAGATACCCAGTTAAATCCTGTATATCATTCTCATCCTCGAAAGACTTCTGATTTATAATCCTATTCATCTTATCATTTATCCTAGCCTTGATAGCTTGAACAGGTTCTATATCAAATAGAACCCCTCTCTCGAATACTGCGTTACCATAAGACTCATTCTTCTTTACCAGTAAGTCTCTTATCTCGTTACACTTCTCTATTATTTCTTCTTGCATCTTCCTTGCTTTTTAAATATTGTTCTTTCTTTTTACAAGTACAGCTTCGCTTACATGTATTCTGTACTTCATCCTCAGGTATCTCTGTAAAACCTTTAAGGTCATACCCCTCTTGGTTGATACTTGGAGTATCTTTGAAATTATTCCAGACATCTTTAATAGTTCTAATGATTAATGAAATGTGTTGTATCATATCTTGCCACTGACTGTTCCACCTGGTCGCTTAATAATACCACCAAATCCATTTCCTTTCTCTCTAACTGTCTCCATATATTCGTCACAACAAACTGCTTCAGGACAAACTATCTCGCCATCAACTATCTTCATTGTGTGCTTACTTATATCTCTGACATTAGAGTTACAAACTTTGCACTTAAACTTAGCCATGTTTATTTTCTTTTTTATTACTAAAAGAATCTATGATTATTGATAAAGCAACCACAGTTATTACTATAATTAAAACGTTCTCTAACATATTGTCTTATTTATTTGTGAGTCAATTACTACCTCAGCCCACTCATAACATTCTTGTGGGGTGTTAAACTTCTTAGAGAATTCTGTAAGCCAGTTGCCTGTCTTCAACCCTCTCTTGTATATACCACATATCCAACCTGAACCTGCATTAGCTAGTGGGGATACTTGAATCCACCAACCTATTTCTAGGTAAAAATTAATGTTATTCATTACTTAAATCTAATTGATTCTCGTTAAATATGTGAAGCAAACCATACTTATCCATCTCTCCTACTACTCGAACATTACCTTCTTGAGTTGTGAAGACTGAAACTATTGTGCAAGGGAAAGCATAGCCCTTTAACTTAACTGCTTTATCTCCTACTTTAAATTTACTTATGTGATTTTTCATTTTGTATTTGTTAAACCAAAGATATACTTAGCTACCTTTTCTGCATTATCTAGCAAGGACTTAGCGTTCTTTGTAGTTGGTAATGTTGATGCTAACTCTACTGCTTTAGCTCTCATCTCACAATCAAACTTGATTAATCTTAATCTTTGTTCTGAATCTTTCTGTTGCTTGTTCATCTTAATATGTTTTAATGTTAGTCCAAAGCCAAGGGTAGAGTGACTTAAGCTCTACCTTTGACGCTGACTTGCCTAGCACCCCTGCCAGGACTTTTCACTGTATGCCCAACTCAAGTATGGTACTCACTTATAAGTCTTTGTAATGTGGTTTGTTTTTATTATGTTCCTTAATATTCAACTCACCCTTCTTTATTTTTATAGTAACCTCATCTAAGTTACAATCCTCTATCATCATACTGAAGTGGGTCAACACTTCGAAGACTGATTTGTTTCTAAACTTTATAGACATAGGCTGCCCATTAGATTGTCTAGAGTTTAAGTCTGTTAGAGTTCCTTTGTAGTACATATATCTTTTAGTAAACATCATGAGACATACATAGGTATCTATGACTCACAACTTTGGTTATCTTTATTTCTACATCAACCTTAGACTTGTGTCTATACCTTAAAGAGTTTAAGAATCTTTTGTTCTTGTCTAACTCTGAAGGCTCTAAGTCTGTAACGCAAGTCTCATGCTTAGCTTCATTCCACTTCTTAGACTTGACTTCAATACCCTTACTCATCCTTATAGTTCTCCACTTATAGTATACTGTTGCATGGTGTATTTCTTTTTTCATATCCTTGTTCTTTAATAGTGTAGAGCTTCTCCTTTAGATTACTATTCATAACCTTCAATGATAGTATCGTACTTCTTAGCTCAGATATTAATTGCTCTTGAGAACAATCTCTATTGTAATGTTCTTCTACGTCATCCTCTATCTCCATCAGCAAATCATTTACTTTATCATTTAACATAGAGAATAATTTAATGTATTGCTTATCGTAAGTCAAGCAATCGTTATGTAATTTTCTGTAATGTATTATAGTAGAGTGATGCTTACCTAGTATACTTGATATTATTCTTAGAGGAAAAGGGAAATGCTTTAGTATAACATTGGATATGCAAGCGTTAGTTTCTACTATGTTTCTTTCCCTTGTGCCTATGCTTGTACTCTTAACCTTTCTTTCTTCGTAAGCTATAGCAAACAACTCTTTGATTATATTAGTTTCCTTGTCTGTTATATTTAACGTATCAAAATGATTGGTAGCTTTATCTATAGCTATATTAAAATTAACTGTATTCATCTTCTAGTTTATTTGATAGTTCAAATTCCTTTAACTCACTCTTAACATCCTCGTACTTAGAGTGTATATGTATCGCATCAGCCTGAGCTTTAATGCAGTTATCCTTATAGGATAGCATCTTAAAGTAAGTCTGCATAAATTCTATACACGCTTGCCTCATAAGTTCTAACCTTACAACCCTCTTATCTAGTAATGCGTGGTTAGGGTTTCTTGTTTTAAATTCCTGTAGCTCCAGCTCCATGGTGTTTATCTCCTCGAAGAATTTATTATATACCCTCATACCATTCTGTTCAGCATCGTTAGGCGATGCTTCCCTTACTAGGTTTAATGCTTTCTCTATTAATTCTAAGTCTCTCATTATAAATCTTTAGGGTTCAACCACATATCATCATCTATCTCATCTATATCTATGAGCTTCTCAGGTTCTTTATACTGCTCTTCTAAAGGGTCGTAGTACATCATAGTCTTTCTGTTGAAGGCTCTGAACCTACATATATCTTTTGAGTAAGCAAGTATCACAGGGTTGTCATCATTGGTAGGTACACCTACTAACTTCTGAAACTTAACTTTCCTTACGTGTACTTGAGTCTTATCCCAGTCCTCTGAGTTAGGGTTCCTGTGTATCGTAATAAAGTTATCACTCCTGTTAGCCCATACACCACCACCCTCTGCATCGTACATTCCTGGAGGTCTAGTCGAGCCATCATCTGACACAGCCCTAGACTTAGCAGATATAGAGTGTGTTGATATGATGAAGTGTAAGTTATACTTATCTTTAAATCTTCTTATCGAAGCCAAACTTTTATATATGAAGTCATACATAATCGCAGTGTCTGGCTTTCTTAAATCATTCCATGGGTCTATAACACAACCATCAATCTTCTTCTCATAGCACAATCTCTCAAACTCTCTAAGCACATCTGATGTGGTAGGTACTTCCTCAAACTCTAGAAAGAAAAAGTGTTCGGCTATAAAATCAATAGACTTATCTAGTCTATCCATACTCATGCGACTCATCTTATCTTTATCGGCAGTCATACCACATAGCATCTCAGCTATCTCTATCATGATGTCTCCTACTGGGGAGTTCTCAGGTGAGTACACTGCCCACTTCCAACCATACTGCTTACTCATTAAGAGCATAAGGTAGAATAAGAATGTACTCTTACCTCTGTTAGCTAGTCCAGTAATAATGGTAAGCTCCTTCTTCCTCATTGTGAAGTGAGGGTCTAGTGGAGTGATGCCAGTACTAAGTCCTTTAGTGTACCCTTCATTGTAGATGCCTGAGATATATTCTTTAATATCTTTCTTTGTCTGCAACTTAGCAGACACATACTTCTCTTGTTCTAAACTCATCGCTCTACTTCTTATTTGATAGGTTACTACATCTTAGCTTCTGATTAAGTAGGTTATAAACTGTACTCGCCTGCTCATTGTTAGAGTATATTTCTTCTAAGGGTTCTCTTATAGCCTCTATATATAT